GCAGCAACAGCATCCGATTGATGTGGAGGGGCTCTGATGTGCATGGGTGGCGGGGGCGGTCGGGCGACGATCACGGTCCCGAACTACGACGCCTTCAACCGGCAGTTCGATCTACAGCGGTCTGCCATCGAGCAGTCGATGGATAGCGGCACGCAGCTGCTGCAAAGCCAGCTGACGGCAGCCGTGCGTGATCAGCAGTCAGTGCTGGAGGCATCGAACCAGGCGAAGCGTCAGGCGGCGGAACTGACCAGTGCGCAGGCGATGCGGATGGCGCAGCTGATCGGTACGCCACCACCGGAGAAGAACGCTGAGGCCCCGGTCGTTGGTCGCAACCGGACTGGCGCCGGCGCGAAGGGCAAGAGCGCCCTGCGGATTGAAGGCAAGGCCACGGTCGGCGCCGCGCCAGGCACCGGCCTCAACATCACCTAGGGGGATCTGATCATGTGCATGGGCGGAGCACCGAAGGCCCCGAAGGTCGTGTACCAGGGCCCGAGCGATGCGGATGTCGCTGCCAGCCAGGCGGCGCTGGACAGCTTCCGGTCGCAGGTCGGCAGTCAGACCGCTGCGTTCCAGGCGCAGATCCAGCAGCAGATTGATGCCGCCAACCAGCAGACGACTGATCTGCGGTCTCAACTGGCAGCCGATACGGCATCAGCCGCCGCGGCCTCTGCCAGCCAGCAGAACTCGGCCTATGCGGTCACCGCATCGCAGAGCGCACCACCGGCTGCAGCTGAGACCACGGCAGCGGTGAAGCCGAAGGAGAAGCCATCGAGCAACTTGCGCATCAACCTGGCCGGCACTCCCAGCACTGCTGGGGCTGGTCTCAACATCGGGGTCTGATCATGTGCATGGGTGGTGGGTCTATCCCCCTGAACCAGCGGTCTGACGCTGACCTGCAACGCCAGCTGGCGTTCAACAAGGAGGCGTACAGCAAGACCCCGTTCGGCCTTGGCCCTGCGATGAAGGCCGGTGCCGACGCACAGGTGCAAGCGGTGTACGACGAGCGGGCCAGGGCGCAGGCTGGCCTGGACGCCCAGGCGCAGCAGCGACAGCAGCTGCTGGTGTCTCAGCAGAAGGAGCAGCAGACACTGGCGGCCCAGCAGCAGGCCGCCCAGGCAGAGCAGACCAAGCAGATGGCTGACCTCCAGGCCGAGCAGGAGACCCGTCTGGCGGGCATCCGTGCCGCGGGGTCTGCTGTGTCTGCCTCGCTGCGGATCCTGGGTGACGCCGGGGCCACTGCAGCACCGACTGCGCAGATCTCGAGCAGCCAGCGGACCCGTGGTCGCGCCCGGTCGACCTCTGCCTCCCTTCGATTCGGCTCCACCAGCCAGGGCGCAGGCGCTGGTTCCAACCTTGCGATCTGACGATGGCCACCGCTGAATCCCGCTACCGCAACCTGGAGGGCCCCAGGAACTACGCCCTGGATCGTGCGCGGGCATCAGCTCGCCTGACGATCCCGTACCTGGTGCCGACCAGCAATGAACCCACCCCGAACCACCAGGAGTCCTACCCGGTGCCGTGGAATGGCATCGGCGCCCGTGGGGTGCTGAACCTGGCTAGCCGGATGCTGCTGGCGTTGCTGCCACCCACGCAGCAGTTCTTCCGCTTCTCCCTCGATGAGGCGGCCCTGGCGAAGCAAGGTGTCGGCCCGGAGGAGAAGTCCAGCTTCGAGGAGGCACTGAGCAAGATCGAGCGGCTGGTGCTGCGGGAGATCGAGGCCAGCAACGACCGGGTGGTGTTCCACGAGGCGCTGCTGCACCTGGTCGTCACAGGCAACGCCCTGCTGTACATCGGCAGTGATGGTCTGCGGGTGTACCACCTGAATCGGTACGTCTGCAGCCGTGACCCCATGGGCAACCCCCTGGAGGTGGTCACGTGCGAAGAACTGGCGATCCATGTCCTCCCCCAGGCGGTGCAGGACCTGCTGAAGGAGGAGGACGAGGAGCTGAAGGGGATCCTGGATGACCCGGACCCGATCCCCAGGCGGGAGGACGCCAAGACCGTCCGCATTTACACCTACGTCCAGTGGAAGGGGAAGCGGGTCGAGTGGCACCAGGAGGTGAAGGGCAAGGTGATCCCCGGCAGCCAGGGCAAGGCCCCGCTGGATGTGAGCCCCTGGCTGCCGCTGCGCATGACCCGTGTCGACGGCGCCCCCTACGGGGTGGGGTATGTGGAGGCCGCGGCCATCGCGGACCTGCAGACCGTCGAAGCGTTGTGCCAGGCCATCGCTGAGGGGTCACTGGCGAGCAGCAAGGTGCTGTTCCTGGTGAAGCCCAGCGGCGTCACGAAAGCTGCCGACCTTGCCAAGGCCCCGAATGGCTCGTTTGTCACTGGTGATCCAAATGATGTGCTGGCGCTTCAGGTGCAAAAGAGCACTGATCTGGCTGTTGCGATGCAAGGCAAGCAGCAGATCGAAGCCCGTCTCAGCCAAGCCTTCATGCTTGCCGATGTCCGCGATTCAGAGAGGACGACTGCCGAGGAGGTGAGGCTGCAGGCCCTGCAGATCGAGAACTCCCTGGGTTCCATCTACTCGATCCTGACGACCGAGTTCCAGGTGCCCTATGTCTCCCGCAAGCTGGACATCCTGACCCGCGAGGGCAAGGTGCCCAAGATGCCGAAGGACCTGGTGAAGCCAGTGATGACGGTCGGCCTGGCCGCCGTGGGCCGCGGCAACGACCTGGAACAGCTGGTGCGGTTCACCACCACGCTGGGTCAGACCATCGGCCCCGAGGGCCTGGCGCAGTATGTGAACGCATCGGAGCTGATCAAGCGCCTGGCCTACTCGATGGGCATTGATGTCCTTGGTCTGATCCGCAGCCAGGAGGAGCTGGCTGCTGAACAACAGCAGCAACAGCAGATGGCCATGGCCCAGCAAGCCATGGCCTCACCCATGACTGATCCCCAGAAGCTGGCCACTGCTGCTGCCACCACGCAGCAGATGCAGATGGCAGCTGAACAACAACCCGAACAACCCGAATGACTTCCACCCCCCAGCTGACCACCCCCGAGGGCATCGACGGCATGGTGGCCCCCGGCCAGGAATCCCTGGTCGAGGAGTTCGCCCGTGAGCAGGAGGCCGAGCAGCAGCCTGAACTGCTGGCCGGCAAGTTCAAGACGGTCGAGGACCTGGCGAAGTCGTACCAGGAGCTGGAGCGCAAGCTGGGCCAGCGTCAGGAGCCTCCTGCGAACGACCAGCCGGAGACCACCGGCTACACGCCTGAGCAGGCCGTGGAGCTCTACGGCGAGGCCCCGGTGCAGGCGTTGGCCGAGAAGGGCGTCGACCTGGCGGACGTGATGTGGAAGGCCGACAGCGGCCAGGACATCAGCGAGCACTACGACGCCCTGGCCGAGACCTTCGGTGTCTCCCGCCAGGTGGTCGAAAACTACGTCAGCAAGGCCCAGGGCGGCGCCCAGGAGGCCCCTGCAGCGGCTGGGCTGTCTGACACCGATGCCGCGGAACTGAAGGCCATGGTGGGCGGCGATGACGCCTTCCAGCAGCTGAGCCAGTGGGCAGCGCAGAACCTCCAGGCCAAGGAGCTGGCCGACTACAACGCCGTGGTCGACAGCGGCAACCGGCAGGCGATCGAGTGGGCTCTGAAGGCCATCCAGGCCCGGCGGGCCGCACCTGATGCCGTGGTCGAGCCGAAGCTCTACGGGGGCGGAAACGCGCCAGCCGTGGCGAAGTTCGAGAGCCAGCAGCAGGTCCTCGATGCGATGAACAAGCGGAATGAGCGGGGGCAGCGCATCTATGACGTCGATGAGGCGTATCGCCAGAAGGTGCAGGACCTGTTGGCGCGATCTGATGTCTTCTAGGTAGTCTTTCTGTAGACACACCTGGACGGCAGGCCCCCCGAGGGGGACAACTTGCGGCGGCGAAAGGTCAAGCGGTCTGAAACCCCCTTTCCTTCACTTCCACTGCAATGGCAACTCCTCCTGATGTTGCACTGAACAGGCTTGGCCAGATCAAGGGCGCAGCCGCCACCTGGGGCCCTGGCGCCACTGGTGTTGATGCGGACCGTGCCCTGATGCTCAAGCTCGGCTCTGCCGAGGTGCTTGATGCGTTCATGACCAACTGCCTGTTCAAGGGCAAGACCCGCGAGCGGAACATCCGCGGCGGCAAGTCGGTGGCCTTCCCCATCACCGGCAAGATGGCTGCCCGCTACCACAAGCCGGGCACCCCGATCCTGGGTGAGGGCAACGACCCCAGCGACCTGAACGAGCGGGTGATCACCCTCGACGCGCTGATGATCGCCGATGCGGCGATCTATCAGCTGGACGAGCTGATGACCTACTTCGACGTTCGGCAGATTTACACCACCGAACTGGGTCGCGCCCTGGCCTACGAGTACGACAAGCGGGTTGCCCGCCTGATCTTCGCCGCGGCCAGCGACACCACCGAGCCCCTGGCCAAGGACGGCACCGCCAAGCCCAAGGGCCCTGCCAACAACACTGGCCGGATCGGTAAGACCATCACCCTGGGCACCAGCTACACCGGGGCTGGCGCCACCCGCCAGGCCAAGGGTGACGCCCTGGTGGACGCCATCTTCGACGCACGCATCGCGTTCGAGAAGAAGGACGTCTCGATCGACGGCATGTATGCAGTCTTTACCCCAGAAGATTTTTATGCCATTACGATGAGTTCGAGGGCCATCAACACCGACTTCAACGGTGGCGGTGGCGGCAATGGCACCATTGCTGAAGGACGGACGCTGCGAGTTGCAGGAATCCCTGTGTACTCCAGCAACCACGTCCAGCAGCCGGCCTACACCCTGGTGGCTGGTGACGTGAACCCCGACTACGCCCAGGACCTGTCGAAGTGCCACGGTCTGATCTTCAACCGTGAGGCGGTGGGTGTGCTGACTCTGCTCAGCCCTTCCCTGCAGTTGACTGGCCCTGAGTTCCGGGTGCAGTACCAGTCCGACCTGATGGTGGCCCGCCAGGCCATCGGCATGGGCAAGCTGCGTTCTGAGTGCGCCTGTGCCATCGTGACCGCGTGACCGCGTAGGTTCCGGATGAGGAACGGAGGGGTCAGTTGCCGACTGGCCCCTTTTTTCGTGGCCATCCACAATGGGATACGTCCCTGTAGTGGTCGGATGGGCCTGTCGAATCAAGGCAAGACGCCAGGCAGGACGACCCTGCTGGAGGCGGTGAATGTCTGCCTCGAAGCGATCGGAGAGATGCCGGTCGACACGTTGGACCGTGAGCAGGTCGGTGATGCCCGCACCGCGGAGCGGATCCTGCTGGAGTTCCACAAGCAGGGCCAGGCCGAGGGTTGGACCTGGAACACCGAGCACCAGTACCCGTTCGAGCGGGACAAGGCCACCAAGGAGGTGGTGGTCCCGGCGAACGTGATCCAGTTCGCCCCTGACCTGTACCAGCAGGCCAGGCGCTTCATGCTCCGCGGTCAGCGGGTGTACGACACCTGGGAGCGGTCCTACAAGCTCGCGGACGACATCACGGAGATCCGGGCCGACGTGGTCTGGATGCTGCAGTGGGATGAGTGCCCCGAGGTGTTCAACCGCTGGGTCACAGTGAAATCAGCGAGGGTCTTCGCTGCCCGCGCCCTGGGTGACAAGGAGACAGTCCAGTTCACGGCGATGGATGAGCGGGACGCCCGGGCTGGCTTGGAGTCGGTGGAGCACCAGACCGCTGGGTACAACATCCTCACGGACGGGCCCGGCCTGAGTCCATTCCCGACCTATGTCCCTGGCATGGGTCTGGTCACCCGTCGTCTCGGGGCGGGGCTGCGTCTCTGATGGCCCAGCTCGTCTCCTACACGATCCCGAATCTGATCCAGGGCATCAGCCAGCAGCCCGACCCGCAGCGGGATCCCAGCCAGGGCGAGGTGCAGATCAACGGCATGTCGAGCATTGCCGAGGGTCTGCGCAAGCGGGACAGCAGCCACACCCTCGCCAGGGTGAGTCCTACCCCATTTGGGGATGCCTTCATCCACACGATCCTGCGGGACAGCACTGAGGAGTACCTGGCGGTCATCACCAAGACGGCCATCCGGGTGTTCGACCTGAAGGGTGTCGAGCGCACCGTGGCGGCCCCTGGGGGCTACGGCTACCTGTCGACGGTGACGGATGCCAGGCAGCAGATCCGGGCCGTCACGATCGCGGACTACACCTTCATCCTCAACACGCTCACGCCCACGGCGATGGACCCGGCGGTGGCGCCGGTCACCGCCAGGCCATCGCCGCATGAGGCGTTGATCTGGGTGAAGGCCGCCAACTACGGGCAGAAGTACACGGTCTCGGTCAACGGCACCACGGTGGACGTGACCACGGCGGTGGCCCCGGTGGTCAGCACCGGCACGACCGTGACTGAGAACCGGATCAGCTCCGCCGAGATTGCAGAGCAGATCAAGACCGGCCTGGCGGCCCTGACCGGCGTGACCATCACCAGGTCGGGGTCAGTGCTGTGGCTGCAGTCCGCCAGCCCGATCACGGTGGCGGCCAGCGACGCCAGGGCCAACGCCGACATCACGGCGATCTTGGGGCGGGTGCAGGCGTTCACCGAGCTCCCCACCATCGCCCCCAAGGGCTACCAGGTGGAGATCGTCGGGGATCCGGGCAACAACTTCGACGGCTACTACGTCGAGTTCAGACCCAAGTCCGGCAGCTTCGGGGAAGGCGTCTGGGCTGAGACGGTGAGCCCCGGCGTGGAGTACAAGCTGGCCGCGGCGACGATGCCGCACGTCCTGATCCGGCTGCCGGATGGGACGTTCTGGTTCGGTCCGGCCAACGGCACCACGGTCGGGACGGTGACGGTGCCGGCCTGGGGGCAGCGGACGACCGGCGACTACGACACGGCGCCGGACCCCAGCTTCGTGGGCAACCCGATCAACGATGTCTTCATCTACAAGAGCCGACTGGGGTTCCTGTCTGACGAGAACGTGATCCTCAGCCGGGTGCGGGACTTCTTTGAGTTCTTCCCCGAGACGGTCACCACGGTGCTCGACACCGACCCGATCGACGTGGTGGCCAGCAACAACCGGGTGTCGGTGTTGCGCTACGCGGTGCCGTACCAGGACGAGCTGATCCTGTTCAGCAGCCAGTACCAGTTCAGGTTCAACGCTGCTGAGACCGTCCTGACGCCCTCTACGGCGCAGATCACGGTGCTCACCCAGTTCGACGTGGATGTGAATGTCAGACCCCAGCAGGCCGGCGGGGCGATCATCTTCTGCCAGGCCAATGGGCAGTGGTCGCAGTTCCGGGAGTTCAGCGTCCGCGGTTCAGGCACGGCCCTGACAGCTGATGCCCAGGACTTGACGGGGTATGTCTCGGCCTACGTGCCATCCGGCATCTTCAAGATGACGGTCAACGATGCGGGCAACTCGATGTTCGCCATCAGCAAGAAGGCCGGCTACCAGGACAAGATCTACGTCTACAAGTATTTCTTCCGCAACACCGGCCAGGGCGCCGAGCGAGCCCAGTCCAGCTGGAGCCACTGGGAGTTCAACGGTGCCGATGAGGTCCTCCAGGTCATCTGCATCCGGGAGAACCTGTACTGCCTGATGCGGTACGGCGATGAGGTGTTCCTGGAGGTGATCCCGGTGATGGACCGGATGGCTGAGGTGGTCGGCGGCCCGTACCCGTTGCTGCTGGACCGCCGGGTGAGCACCACCACGGCCACTCAGCCGGCGATGCGGATGGCCAAGGGGGTCTATGACCCGGTGACCCGCAAGACCACCTGGACGCTGCCGTATGCGGCCAAGGCACGGACTGAGCTGTGGTCGGCCTACAGCTACGTCCCTGGCGCCAAGGTCGGCGGGGTGCGACTGGGCGCCACCGACACCGGCAACACCATCACCGCCCGGGGTGACTGGTCGCAGGCTGACGTCTTCGCGGGCGAGGCGTTCAACTTCGTCTACCGCTTCAGCCGGTTCAAGGTGATGCGTGACATCGGCGGCGGCAAGGCCGCGGCGAACGCCGTCCGCACGCAGATCCGCCAGGCCAAGCTCCGCTACCACGAGACGGGCTTCTTCCGGGTGAAGGTGATGCCTGAGCACCGCGAGCCGTTCCTCTACACGTACGACGGCGCCGTGGCCGCCACCAGGGGGTCGGTGATTGGCAGTCCCGCCACCTACGACCCAGACACCGCTCGGTACCACGAGGGGGTGTTCAACATCCCGGTCATGAGCCGCGGTGAGCGGTGCATGGTCGAAATCCACAACGACACGCCCCACCCCTGCAAGTTCAGTACCTGCGAGTGGGTGGGGATGACAGCAAGCAAAGCGAGGTCCATGCAATGAGGTGGGCGGATCCAACCGATGCCCGTGGCTGCTACATCGCCGGCAACCTCCGGCGGGATGACGAGATTGAGGTGTGGCTGAGCCACCGTCTGAAGCCCTACGAGGCGGTGCTGAACAGCATCTCGGACAGCGAGGTGTGTCGCTGCATCGAGTCAGATGACGGTGAGCCCCTGGCGATGACGGGGGTGAGCGGTGACCGGATCTGGCTGCTGGGCACCGAACGCCTGACCGAGACCAAGCGCAACCGCTGGGAGCTGATCGTCTGCGGCAGAGAATGGGTTGAGCACTGTCTGAAGGTGGTGGGCGGCCCCATCGGGAACCACGTCTATGCCCGCAACCAGCAATCCATCCGTTGGTTGCGGCATCTTGGGTTCACGGTTGAACATGCCGAACCATTCGGCCCCAGCGCCGCACTGTTCTGCCCGTTCTGGAGGGCTTCCTGATGGATCCGCTTTCACTGGCCTTTGGTGGCCTCAGTGCTGGACTTGGGCTGATCCAGGGCATCGCTGGCAACAAGGCACAGCAGCAGGACTACCTGAACCAGAAGGCGCTGCAGAGCGCCAACAACACGTTCGCCAAGTGGCAGGCCAACTTCAACGCCAAAGCCACCGACCTGAACAGTCAGTACAGGTACTACGCCGAGACGGTCAACTACAACCAGCAGTTGGCCTACACCAACTCGCTGCGCAATGTCGAGCTGCTGAAGTCGATCCGGCAAGCGGAGACGGTGCGCGACACCAGGGCCGCGGCTGGATCTGCCTACCTGCGGGACAGCGAAGCGATCAGTCAGGCGTACGCAGAAACCTCCATGCAGGAGGCTGTCGCCTTGCAGCAGTACCAGTGGAGGGCGCTGCAGGGCCGTGCGTCGGTCCAGGCGATGGGGATGGAGGGTCGCAGCGTTGATCGCCTGGTCAACGACTACGCCCGCCAGCAGGGCGACTACGAGACGCTGCAGGCCATCAACCAGGGCCTGAGGACTCGGCAGTACGGACGTGAGCAAGCCGGCCAGCTGGCGCAGTACCTGAGCCGTTGGCAGTCCCAGCAGTTCTACGAGCAGCAGCCGTACATGGATCCGATTGCCCCGTTCGCGCCGCTGCCGACCTTGATTCAGCCGGCTGGTCCGACCATGACGGGTGGCGCCCCTGGCGGTGGGTCCGCTTGGCTGAATGTTGGATCTGCACTTCTTGGGGGTGTCAGCTCCGCCTTCTCAATGCAGGGCCAGCTCAATGCACTCAAGACTCCCAACAGTTCCGTTGGCCCTGGCACAGGAGGTAGGTGATGGCTGAGCGTCTTCCCTTTGGCGAGATTCGCCCAACGGCCAGGCCGATTGATGCGTTCATCCAGCCCGGACAGCAGAACGTTGCTGGTGCGGCCAGGCCCGAGATGCTGGGCGCACCGTCTGGCATCAATGCGATCCAGCGAGCCAGTGCCGGCAATGTGGAAAGCCCCAATGAGTTTGCGCAGTTCACTGCTTCCTTGGCGCCGTTCAGCGAAAGGCTGCAGACCCTGGTCGGCCAGGGGATGGTCTCATATGCCCAGGGCAAGATCGAGCAGGGGTACTACACCGAGCTGAAGAACCAGCAGGCCCGCGCCACGCTGAGCCTCCAGCTGCAGCAGGAGCAGGGGGCAGCCAATGCAGCGGGCACCATCGGGGCGCTGCAGAAGGTTGACCCTGCCGGCGCCCAGCTGCTGAAGGAGGCCAACCCCTGGAAACGGATCGGCCAGGAGCGTGCCCGCGCACAGCTGGCCGGCGCTGAGATTGACAACGTGCTTGCCTCCGATGCAAGCCAGAACGCCGGCTATCTGGCGCGGTTGGCGCCCGGCAGTCCCGAGCTGATGCAGCGCAAGGCGACGCTGACCCAGGGGGTGCTGAGTCGCTACGGACTGACCGGCGACGAGCCGTCCACGCAGTTTTACGTGACGCCCAAGCTGAACCAGGCGTGGGATGCCTACACGGCGCAGCACAACAAGCTGCACAGCGCAGCGGTGTATCAGCAGACGGTGCTGGACACATCTGCCCTGGGGGTCAGCGGCATCCAGGACGCTGTGCAGAACGGCTTCACGATGCCCAACGGGCAGGTTCTCAAGCCGGGCACCCCGGAGTGGGCGGCCGAGGGCCACAAGCGACTGACGGGGCTTCTGGATGGTCAGCTTCGGCTGCTGGCGCCGGACGACCGGGCGAAGGCAATGGAGAACCTGCGCAAGGACTTCATGGCGTTCTCTGGCGCCCCGTACGTGTGGGACCTGATCACCGGCATCCGTGTCGGTGATTCATCCATCCCCTACGAGAAGCGTCCGACCTGGGGTGCAGCGCAGGCCTCTGAGCTGCTGGAGGACCGGCAGAAGGCAGCGAACCGCCGGCTGGAGGAGGCGAACAATGACCAGTCCTTCAAGAAGCTCGATGCGCAGAACGCCTGGAACGCAGGCCCCGGCCGCTTTGCGCCAGGCACACCTGAGGCCACTGAGGCGATTCTGAAGTTCCGCCAGGAGCAGCTGGGCAAGGGCTTCTTGGGTGTCGATGACTTCATCGTTGGCGCCACCAAGGATCGCGAGGCACTGCAGGCGACGCTGTTCCCGTCTGACCCGCGGGAGGCCGCGAACTTCTCGACTGCGGTTGCGGCGTTGCCGGCCAACGTCTGGACCGATGACCCGAACGCACTGAAGAACATCCAGGACGCGGCGTGGCAGATCGCATCGAAGGAGTCGAACCCCGAGGCCCGGAACCGGAAGTACGCCGAGCTGATGGGTGATGTTGAGAAGGCCCGCAAGGCAGCCGGTCAGGCGGCCAAGGACGTGGTTCCCGGGGCCAAGACAGCGGCCCTGGAGGATCTGGACAGCCCTGAGGTGCGGGCCATCCGCAAGGCCCAGAACAAGGGCACTGGTGGTGGCCTGGGGGCGAGCATCTTCCAGAACGCTGCCAACGGGGTGTCTGTCGCTCAGGCCGTTGCGGCGACGGGAGACAAGAAGCTGACTGCCGCGGCCGGTCAGCTCGAGCGGCTGTATCAGGCTGCGATGCAGAACAAGATCAACGCCTGGCAGGCCAGCCATCCCACCCAGGTGTTGAGCCCTGAGGCGAGGTTGAACCTGATCGCCGAGGCGAAGCAGGAGGTCCGCAAGAGCGACCAGTACGCGGCGATCATGACCCCGCTGCTGGGTCGTGCGCCGGCCGGTACGGCTGCAGCGGTGTCAGCGTCGGTGTTGGAGGGTGGCCGGTACGCCACCACCGAGAAGGGCCAGACGTTCGGGCAGGTCCCCAGCCAGCAGCTGCGTGGCGTCAGCCGCCAGAACTTCCAGAACCTGCCCGACAGCACGGTGAAGGGTTACGCCATCCGGCCGGTGATTGATGGCCCCGCGATGCGCGACGAGTTGAAGCGGGTCGGCCGCGGCGATGGGGTGTCACAGCAGATGAACGAGCTGGCCAAGCGTGCTGGCATCAGCCCCTACCGCTACCTGCTGGAACAGCTGAAGTTCTACCCGGCACTGGATGACCAGGACGGTTCGCTGCGGCAGATGCTGCAGGAGAAGGCTGGCCGGCAGCGCACGGCTCAGTCCATCTCCAGGGCCCAGCTGCCGTCTGCCTTGCCGTCTGCTGGCGGCACTGGCGGCCTGGCGATGCTGCCGACCGGGTACAACCCGCTGGGGCCAGGCAGCTGGCTGATGTCGATGATCGCCCCGCCAGCCCAGGCGATCCAGTCGTTCATCTACCCGAGGGGCGGTGGTGGTGGCATGGGTGGCGGCAACTACGTGGCGACCACGGGGTTCGGCTATTCGGCTGACCGCAAGACCCAGACGCTGCACGGCATCAAGGGACGGCCTGGCTACGACGCCAACCACGGTGTCGGCAACGATCACGTCCACCACGGCGCCGACGATGCCCAGACGGCAATGGCGCTGGCCAAGTACCTGAAGGGCAAGGGCTGGCCGATCACTGAGTTCAAGCCGTGGGGAAGCGTCGGCCGGCACCAGGACCCCGGCCACTACGACGGTCGAACCTTTGACGTGCCGGTGGCCACCAAGGACCACCAGCGGGTGATCGACGACATCAACGCCTTCTATTCGGGTCGCCGTGGTGGCTCTGGCGGCGGCGGCAACTGGCAGGGATACATGAAGCGTCTGGCGTACCTGGAGACACGGATCCGGAACATCCCGAACGCAGAGGGTTCACCGGGCCGCGGGTACTTCCAGGCCTTCCCTGCGTTCAGCTCTGAGGCCATCGCCGCGTCGGGCGGCATCGATCCTCGGGACAGCGACTACGGGCGGGCTGCCCAGGCGTCCTGGGCCTGGATCCAGAGGCACAACAAGCGGGCTGCCGCAGCGATCAAGGCGGGTCGGTACGACGAGGCCGACCAGCTGCTGCGAGGCACGTGGCCGTCGCTGCCAGGTGGCAGTCAGGCCCAGTCCGATCAAGTTCAACGTGAAGCCCGCCGCTATCTCGGAGGTTGACCAATGCCGTATGACTTCTCACGGCTCGACCAGCTGAGCGACGGTGATCTGCAGCCGCAGATGCCTGAGTTCCAGGTGCCCAGGGAACCGGCGGCCGGCAGCAAGGACACGACGGCCAAGCAGGCTGCGCGGCAGGGCCGACCCGGGATCGAGCGGTTCATGGTGCAGGAGGCCTACAAAGGGCCGCTTGGCTTCATCCGTGGCCCGTACCAGCAGTTCAAGAACGTCCTCGGCAGCCCTGATCTGTACAGCGGCCGACTGGTTGCCGATCCGATCAATGCGGTCAGCAAGTTCGGCAACTGGCTTGGCGACAAGGTGCAGGGCCGGCAGGGGGATACGTCTGACGCCTGGCTGATTCCCGACAAGGTGGGCGGCTTTGCGCCGCTGCGGGCGCTGCCGTACTTCGGTAAGGAGGTCACCGAGGCAGACAAGGCGGCCCGCGGGCTGGCCGGCAGCGTGTTGCCGATGGTGGTGAGCCATGTCGCCGGTTACGGCTTTGGCGCTGATGCGGTGCAGGGCCTCCGTGCGCTGGGTGCGGTGCGCAGCCTGGCGGTGGCAGCCAAGTCCTCGCCTGCCCTGGCTCGGGTGCTGAACATTGGCTCAGCCGTAGGCGGCGAGCTGGCGATCAACGCAGCGGCGCTGCCGTTCATGGACCCCCAGCAGGGGAACCTGGCCAACGTCGGTGACGCCCTGGGGCTCCAGCTGCCGGGCCGGGTGCTGCCGACCGACACCTATGGCGAGGCGCTGGGCAAGACCTTCGCCGTGGAGGGCCTGGCTGCCCCGCTGGCGGCGATTGGTGCGTTGAGCCTGATCAAGCCCTTCCGGCGGACAGTGACGGAAGGCTCCCAGCAGTTCTGGAACACCACGTTCTGGGAAACGATGGGGGACAAGGGACTGCTGGATCAGTACCGCTACAACCCCAACATCGCTGTCGGCCCTCAGCCCAGGCCAACCCCGCTGCTGCCGTCTGGCGCGGCCCCAGCGGGCACTCCGCAGCTGCCGCCTGGGGGCACTAGGGAGCCTGGCGGGGCCCTCGCCCTGCCGCTTCCAGAGACCCCCTACGGCAGTGCGATCGAGCGGAACCTGGCCGAGGCCACGCAGGTCAAGCAGGTGCAGCAGCAGCGCCAGCGGCTGCAGGATGCGGGGCTGCTTGAACTCGGGCCCAACCGTCAGCTGGAGCTGAGCGTTGGCGCTGCGGTCAACCCCGAAATCAAGCTGCAGATCAGACAGCTGCAGACGCAACGCGGGCAGGCGATCCGCCAGGCCAACGACCTGATGGCCTCCGGGGACGAGGCCGGCGCCCAGGCCTTGGCCGGTGAGCTGGACCAGATCGACAAGGAGATTGCTGACCTGGTGCTCAGCGGCAGCAGTGATCAGTTCCTGGCGCTGCCCAGCCGGCAGGGCGAGCTTGACCTGACGCCACCCGACCAGGTCGACACCAGGCCCGAGATTGACACCTCCCTGGCCAACCTGGACGAGCTGGACGATGCCCAGCTGCGGGACATCCACAGCCGGGTGTGGCGGGCCGCCAGCGAACAGCGCAACGCGGAGGAGCTGGTTGCTGCCCAGCAGCAGGTGCAGGCCGTTGAGGCCCGACTGGCTGACATCTCGACCAGGCAGGAGGCCGGTGAAATCACGCCGGTCGGCGCCAAGCGGCTGATCACCAAGGTGGAGAAGGAGCTGGCGCTGGCGCAGCAGCAGGTGCAGGCCGTCGAGCTTCGGATGCGGTCGCCTGAGCCCCTGGTGGGCGAGCAGCTGGAGGCCGCGCTGGGGCCCAGCCAGTTGGGCCTGAACCTGTCGCAGTCGCCTGAGCTGCCGCCGATCCGAGACATCCAGAAGACGGCCAGTGAGTACGGCTACCGGACGCCCGCGGACTACCGCAGTGCGCTGGAGGGGTGGACCCGTGACCAGCTGCGCCGGATGTCGATGCCCGACTCCAGCCCTGAGATTGCGGCCCTGGTGAAGGCACGGACCGGCCGGCGGGTGTGGTCGGCCAAGAAGGCGGACATCATCGACGCCCTGGTGGAGGCCGCTGAGCGGAAGGGTCGGTTCCTGCCACCTGAGCCGCCAGTGGTTGAGCAGGGCGCCCTGCGTCTGACGACCAACCCCGTGGGTGGTGATGCGCCGCTGCTGGACGGCCCGGCCGATCTGTCTGCCCCTGGGATGGGCAAGGTCGTGGATGCGGACGGCAACGAGGTGCCGGTCCCGATGGATGACTACATCCCGCGGGGAATGGATCCCGAGACCCGCGAGCGGATGCGGATGGAGATTCTGAGCAAGGCCATCCAGAACGGTGAAGTCCAGGCCCCGATCACGCCAATCCCGAAGCGACCCAGCGCTCCTGAGTTCCTGGATCAGGGCAGCTTCATTGACGACCTGCTGTCTGACCCCACTGGCCAGCTGCCATTGCTCTACAGCGTTGATGCGCTGCCGATCTATGAGGCTGGCGGGAAGAACGCCGCAGCGTTGATTGACGAGATGCGGCTGCGCTTCCAGTACGTCCGCCTGGACAACGAGGCAGCCCAGGCGCAGCGTGAGGCGTTCATGGCGGCCCACGGCTGGGACAACCTCAGCTGGGAGGACAAGAAGAAGCTGGGCATCCTCGGGGAGGGGATGTTCGCCTATGACCGCAACGACCTGATCAAGTACGGCACCGATGTGGTGCGGCCCCCGACCCCGCAGTTCAACCCCGAGCTGCCGGTGACGGACGGTCCGCGGCCACCGAAGGCACCTGGCCCCGCGCAGAGCGATGGTCTGACGCTGGTGAACCGCGACGGGGTGCCCACCGCGGAGCCGGCTGCGGCCAAGCCGAAAGGCAAGGCCAGTGCCGTGGAGGCCAACGCCCAGGCGGCGGCCAGCAAGAAAGCAGCCCAAGCTGCCAATGCCGCCGACCGGGAGACGAAAGCCAAGATCGAGGAATCCCGTAGGGAGAAGCTGAAACTCAAGGATCAACTCACCAAGCAAGCACAAGGAGCTTCCTGCTGATGGCCAACTGCGATGACATCAACTCACGGCTTGCGGAGATCGACGCACAGCTGGCTGAACTGGATCGCATGGAGGCGACCATTGATGCCCGGCTGGCGAATCGCGCCATGCCTGGGACGGGCAAGGCTCAGGCTGCCCTGCGCACACTGAACGGCGAGACGCTGCAGGCATCGAAGGAATACTTCGAGAAGACCGCCGACCAGATGCTGATCAACAAGGGTGACGGCATCTACGAGCAGCTGGTGCGTTCCGGCATCGAGGGCCAGGAAGGGCCCAGGGGTGACTCCGGGCAGATGATCAACTACCGGCAGACCTACACGCTCGACTACGACCGGCTGGCACCCAGCGATCAGAACGCTGGCCAGGTGCTGGAACTGCTGGGCATCCAGCGGCGGGCCACGCCGGAAGGCCAGAAGCTGATGGTGAAGTTCACCGAGGAGAAGGCCATCCAGGCGCTGCAGGCCGTCTCCCGGCTGGGCCCTGTGCCGGTGTCTGGGCTTGCGGGTGAGTTCGCCAGGAAGTTCAAGGCCATCAAGGACCTGCCCAAGAGCGTGGTGCGTCTGGCCCAAGCCCGCTGGGATTCGGCCAGCCAGTTTGCCAATGTGCTGGAGGTCGCGGCCAACGAGCTGGAGATGCTCAAGGCCGTGTCACCGGAGACCCGTGCTCGGATCGGTGCGGCTGCCACGTGGGCCAGCTACTTCGAGAACCTGGATGCGGTCGTTCGCAGGAAAATCGGCCAGTCGTTGCGGGCCATGCGCTTCGACATTGCGAACAAGGGCGAGATGCTCATCGACTTCAACGATGAGTGGAGTCAACTGACCCTGGCTGACATCAAGGGTGACACCCTGCTGAAGCAGGTGCTGGAGGACGTGGAGAAGGGCGATCCGCTGAGGCTGAAGCGCCTGGCCGCGGCAGCCCGGACTGCCCCGATGTCAGAGCTGAGCATCAACGCCAATGGGTTCATGGCCCAGCTGTCGCTGCTCAACAACTTCCGGCGGGCGAACATGCTCACGTCGGTCAAGAGCTGGGCTGGCCGCAACCCAGCCAGTGGTGTCCTGGTGGGCATCTGGCACGGGGCCGAGGACATCGTGTCTGGCAGCTTCCGCGTCGGCGCCTACGAGGGGATGAAGGCCGCAGCGTTCGCCAGCCGGGCCGCAGTGGATGCCACGGCGATAGCGACCCGCAATGCCCTGACCTTCCTGGGCAGCGGCAAGGCGACCATCGGCAACTCGATCGAGAACACCTTCGACACCGCCTCTGAGCTGCTGGAGAAGGAGGCCCAGTTCGTCGACGACGCCCTGCTGAGGGGGCTGGAGGTGCTGACCAATCCGCTGCAGCACCCGAACATCGCCACCCATGGCGTGGCGTTGATGAACGTGCTGAACGCCAGCTTCAGCAAGGTGCTGGGGAAGTTCCTGTTCCCGGCTGCCGGCAACGGCCTTGAGCAGGCGATGAAGGTGTTCGGCCAGGAAATCAACCCGCAGTTGAAGGACTTCTTCGACAACGGTGGGTACATGCCTGCCTTCCGTCTGCTTGGCGCTGGTGACGAGGCAGTGCGGACGATGGCCTTCGCCTGGAAGACCAACCATGAGGCGTTCATCCGCGAGGTCGAGGGTGCCGCCAAGGGGACCCCTGGGGAGGTGATCGCCCGCCGTGCCGATGAGGCCGCCAGCAAGGCGCTGTACTCGGGCTTCATGAGCGACGAGGAGCTGAAGCAGTTCCGCTTCGCCAAGGGTCTCACCGCCGACCCAAATATCGACGACGAGACGCTGCGGCTGATCGCCTTCAACGAGCTGCACGGGATGCCCCGTGTCACCAACGATGTCGAAGACCTGGGGACGATGGGTGTCCAGCGTTCGGCTGACATCACCTTCACCCAGACCATCAAGGACCCGGTGATTCAGGGTCTTGGCCTGGCCCGGCAGAACGCCCTGGTGGCGTGGGAGCTGCCGTTCTTCAAGACCCCGATGAACAGCCTGCTGTGGACGATGGACCGCAGCCTGGTGGGCGCTGCGCTGAAGCTGCAGAAGCTGGAACCGTCTGCTGTCACGCCCGCGAAGCTGGCCCAGACCAAGGCTGAGATTGTGGTCTCGACGGCCTTCTTCACCCTGGCCGGTGTCGCCATCGCCAACGGCACCTTCGAGTCCGGCGGTCCCCGCGACAGGAGCGAGTGGGCCCTGTGGCGCCGGAACCACACGCCCTACAGCTGGAACCTGGGGTTCATGAAGATCGACGCTGCGCGGTTCCGCACGGGTGGCATCGACCCGATGGACATGCTGGGCCTGTACGCCGACCTGTGGCAGCTGGTCGCCGTGGATGGCATCAGCCGGGGGCAGTACGACCAAGCACTGCAGGGTCTGGTCGTTGCGTTCTCCCGGATGCTGGAGAACAAGTCGAGCCTGCGGTCTGTCACCACGATGCTGACGGCCTTCACTGAGCCTGATCGTGTCGACATTGCTGATGTGCTGGCAGCGCAGGGCGGCGGCCTGGGCCCACTGTCTGGCTTGGCTGGGAACCTTGCCGAGATGGGGCGGGACCCATCCATGCAGCGAGCCAAGCGGCGCCCACTGAGTCCCGCTGAGCTGAAGGCAATCGAGGCCGACCCGCTGTACGCCGCGGTGCATCCGATCCTCACCTTGATCCAGGACGCCAGCGAGCGCATGGCCCGCCAGTACCCGGGCCTGAACCAGATCGTGCGGCAGCCCGAGGACTACGACTGGATCGGGTGGAAGGTGACCCGTCCGTTCGGGGTGCCGGCCGAGGCGCTGATCCCCTACATGCCAGTGGTGCTGCCGAACGATCCGCTGGCGAAGTGGTTGGAGGAGACCGGCTTCACGGCCAAGCCCAACGCGGACGGCAAGCTGCGGGTGCCCAGCGCCAACGAGGGTGGCAAGTCACTGGAGATGACCATGCTTCCCGAGGAGGAGCGGAAGTACCGGGCCTCCATGCGTGAGCTGACCGGCGGGGCCGATGTCGAGGCCGTGCTGGGCCGGGCCCCCAGCTGGGACATCACCAGCTACGTGAACGGCAGCAACCTGATGGGGGCGCTGCGGGCACTGAAGAACGACCAGCGATACCAGCAGCTGCTGGCCGCCGACCCCGAAAGCCCTGACCGGCGGAAGAACCCAGGGATGACCGCCAGGGGGCGGGCTGGCAGCGAGCTGTACCGGCCGGTGCAGGACATCATCGACTACTACGACAAGCGGGCCCAGATCGCGCTGGCGACTGGCGAGGACGAGGTGTCCCGCGGCTTCATGCAGCGATACAAGGGGCTGGTGCGGGGCCAGACCCAGCGGATGCAAGAGCGATACGACGCCCTGTCGCCACTGCTGCAGCTGGGCCGCTGAGGCCATTCGCTAGCCCATGGGAGGGCGGTTGGCCACAATGAAGGTCAACGGCCCCGTAGTGATCCATGTTTATCCCCGTCCCATACAGCTACCGGCAGTACACGGGGGACGGTGTCGCCAAGGATTTCAGCGTCCCTTTCCCCTACCTGGAGAAGGCGCACGTCCATGTCTTCCTGGACAACAAGGAGCTGAAGGACGGCACTGACTTCGTCTGGACCAGCGGCACTCAGGTCAAGCTGACGGTGGCCCCGCAGGCCGCCGTGACTGGCACCAACGCCAAGCCGGCGGAAGTGCTCACCGTCAGAAGGATCACCCCAGAAGACGATCAGATCGTCCAGTGGAAGGACGGCAGCTACATCATCCAGGACGACCTGAACGAGTCGGACAGGCAGTGGCTGTACCTGATCCAGGAACACCACGACGCCCTGGCGCTGCTGATCAATGGCCTGGGTTCAATCCCGGGTGGCGGGAACCCTGCGGTCAGCCTGGCCTTCTGGAACAACCTGCCTCGCGGCAAGGACCCCAACAAGGACACACCGTCTGAACTGGCGCAAACCATCGCCAAGCTCGACCAGACGCTGGGTGATTGGCCCAAGGACGGCAAGGACAAGTTCGTCGCCACCACCGACGCCATCAGCGCACGGTTGGATCCCTACGTCCAGGACGCCACTCCACCCCCGTATGGGATGCCCGAGAGGGAGCAGCCCGGGAAGCAGTGGTTCGACACCGACGACCTGGTGCAGAGGTTCTGGGATGCCGATGCCGGCGCCTGGGTGACGCTCGCCAACACCGGCCCCCAGGGCCCGCCTGGTCCGAACGTGTACTTCGGCACGGCCTTCCCGCCTGAACCCACCCCCTACGGGCTTTGGTACGACACCAACCGGAAGGAGATGCGACTGAGATACGACGACGGGACAAGTATTCAGTGGGTGCTGACTGGTGGGGTCGCCCCGCCAACCGGCCAACTGGTTGCCGGTAATGGCGTTGCTGCCAACTCTGTCCACGAAATCCAAACCATCGACCAAGGAGTGATCTGATGACTGTCGTTGTTCAGCAGCTGCGCACTACCAGCGCCACTGCCCTGCCCGCTTCGCTTGAGCCTGGCCAGTTGGCCGTCAACCTGGCCAATGGCTGGATCCTGATGGGCGATGGCTCCAACGGTGTATCAGCCGCTGGGGTTGGCCTGACCGCTGGCGCCAACACCATCTTCGGCGTGGCTGGCGTGGTGGTCCCTGCCACTCCTCCTGCGGGCAAGGGGTACGAGATCTATGAGCTGAAGAACCCACCGGCCTCGGTGCGGATCTTCTCTGCAACCGGCGCCCAGCTCGACGCTGCCAACGGCGGCACCGGCACCATGACGGTGCGGACCACGGCGTACCTGGTCACTGCCGTCACGCCTCCCGCCGATCAGATCAAGGCCCAGACCGACCTGCGCTCTGGCGACACCATCGTGGTCAGCGCCGGCACCGCTGGCTCCCCCGGTGGTTCCTACGTGTGGGATGGGTCCAGCTGGCTGCTGACCGGCGGGGCCCTGCCTGACGCCACTGACCGCGGCGTGTCCGGTAGCGCCGGCACCAAGGGTGTCGTCTACCTGGCCCGCGACACCGACGTGAAGCCCGCCGCGCAGAGCGGTGCCACCGCCCCCGACGCCCTGGCCGTCGCCACGGCAGCGCAGGTGAAGTCCCTGGCGGAACTGGTCGCTGGCCTGGCTACCGGTTCGACCAACCTGGGCACCTACGACGCCTCGACCGGCGGCAAGATCGCCGCGGTCACCGCTGCGGCCTCAGCGGGTGGCCGTGCTGGCTTTGCAGCCAATGCCAAGATCCAGGCCGGCAGCGGCATGAAGGAGGGTGACTTCTTCCTGGTGACCAAGGGCGGCGCCGTCACTGGCGAGGCCCCGGCCACGCTGAACACCACGCTGAACGCCAACGATCACATCGTCTTTGACGGCGCGACCTGGCACATCGTCTCCTCTGGCGTGGTGGCCGCGACTCCGTTCGCCATTCACGCCGCCTCCGACGTGACGGATGCCGCGGTTGCCACCGTGACATCGGCCAACCAGAAGGGTGTCTTGGTGCGGGATGCCTCCGTCACTGACGGACTGCCGGCTGCATACAAGCTGACCAACATCCTCGACCTGGGGTCCTTCTGATGCTGAAGCTCTTTCTCCGTCGCACCTCAGCCAAGGATCAGAAGCCCACGGTCACCAAGCCTGCGGCGGCGGGAGAGCTTGCCCAGGGGGAACTGTGGTTGAACATCAACCATGAGACCCCTGGGCTTTTCGCCAGGGCCGATGACGACACCCTGCTGGAGTTCAAGCCAGAGCAGCCCTTCCTGCAGGCCGGCACTGGCGCCAAGCCCCGGACCATCAACGACAAGCTGAGGGACTTCGTCAACGTCAAGGACTTCGGTGCCGTTGGCGATGGCGTTGCCAATGACACGCAGGCAATCAAGGACGCCCTGGCCGCCTCGGGTCGTGTCTACCTCCCACCAGGCACCTACCTGGTCAAGGAGACCATTCCTGTTTCAGCGACTGCCGGGATCGCCAATCGCCCCATGCTGCTGGGGGCAGGGGGCAATACGTCTTCAACGACGATCAAGTTTGCTCCAGCGGTGGCCGGTACACCGCTGTTCCAGCATGAGCACACCGGCACCTACGAGGGCATTTACTTCATCGGGCCTGGGGTAGGCACCAAGACCGGTGAGGTGTGCTTCGACTTCGGCAGCACCGGCACGCAGCGACACACCATCTTCCGGGACTGCATGTTCCGCTACTGGAACAAGGCGGCATTGTTCTTCTCGGGGCAGTGGAACTTCACGATCGACAACTGCCGGTTCCTGGATTCCGGGGATCGGGCCACCCCGGTCGCCGCGCTGACTGGTGGCATTGTCTTCAAGGCGAACACCATCCTGGGGTGGTCCACCAGCGGCATGATCATCAGCAACTGCTACTTCAGCGGTTGCTCCTATGGGTACTACTCAGAGGGCGGGTGGAACCTGACGCTGATCAACCCGGTCTTCGAGTATTGCGTCTATCCCTACTACCGGAACGGAGCTGGAACGCCTCACGTCCTGATCAACCCGTGGTACGAGGCCAACGGCAACGCCCCGATCAGCGAAGGACCCGTCATGGTCGTGGGTGGTCGTGGCACAGCCTGGACAGGGAACAACCTGACGACAGGTGTCTCTGTCCACGTGGCCAGCGATGGCGTGGCGCTATACCGAAAGGGCACCCCAATCTCCACGCTTAACGGCGCAGGCAACCTGGCGTTTGCTGATGGCCAGGGCGTCGATTTCTCGGGCGTGGCCGGCAGTGGAGCCAACTCATCTCTACTGAAGGATTACGAGCAGGGAAGCTGGACGCCGGTCGTGACGGACGGAACGCGTAACGCCACCCACGGCGCTGCGATTTCCAGCTACACCAAGGTTGGCAACATCGTCAGGATCCGCTCGGCCATCCTGAACATCGACACCACGGGACTGACGCCAACGGCGCAGATCAGGATTGCCGGCTTGCCCTATGTCACATCTACGACTGCCAACACTTGGCAGCATGTCCCGGTGTTCGTGTCTGACGTGACGTCACCCTCGGGCGTGATTGTCGGTCAGATCCGCAACAGCACGTCCATGTTGATGCTGCTGAACCAGACGCCAACCGGCTCCGCCAATGCCACGGTGTCTCAGATCACCAGCACCAAGGGAGACATCTTCCTGGACTTCACCTACGTGGTCTGAGCCACTGCGCAGCCAGCAACCATCCAACCTGCCTGACCACCGATGACGCTCACCAAAGAGACCACTGCTGACAAGATCGAGGTGCTGGAGGACGGCGCCATTCAGGTGCGGACTGCCATTCGCGTCCTGGAGGACGGCGTTGTGCTGTCACAGGAGTATCACCGTCATGTCCTGCGGAAGGGCGATGACCTGAGTGGTGAACACCCACGGGTGGTGGCGATTGCCACGGCGGCCTGGGCCTGAGTTTCAACTGACGACCTGACCCATCAGAACGATGTCCTTTCCCTTCCCCAAGAATCCGACTGATGGTCAGGTGGTGTCTTCCACCGCCCCTGACGGGTCGATCCTGACGGCCACCTACCGGGCAGCCAAGAACGAGTGGGAGCTGACCCGTACGCCAGCCCCTGGCAGCGCGATCAGCAGCGGTGCCCCACCGTCCCCTGTGGTGGTGACGGCCACGGCTGATGGGCAGGTGATCACGTGGGACCAGGTGGCCAGGCAGTGGGTGGCGAAGGCCCCTGCTGCGGCAGTGAGCGGCACCACCAAGAGCTTCGTCAAGGCGCAGCAGGCCGACACCGACCAGGCCAATGGGGTGGGCCCTGCCCAGCTGCGGCCTGGCGACATCCAGTTCACCGCAGAGAACCTCCACAAGGAGGTGAAGTTCTGGAACGGTGCGGCCTGGGTTGAGAGCCTGAGCGAGGACACGATCAAGCAGTGGATTGCCGCCGGTTCACTCTTCCGCAGCACCCTGCAGCAGCCTGGAATCAGCGCCCTGCCAGCGCCTGCTGCCG